GACGAAGTTGTTCGCACAACTAGAGACGGTCAGACCTCTCGAATACCTGCTAGATTAAGCCCAGATGCTTCTGTAGAAAGAGCTTCGCCAGAAGAACGCGCCCGCGAAGCCCAAGTGCGTGAATCTGAAGTACGTGCCGCAGAAGAACAGCGTGCACGAGCCAGAGCACAAGACGAACAGATTGATGCGTTCACGCTAGAACGTGAAATAGAATCGGCACAGCCCCGTAGAGAAGCGCCTAGACCAGAACCAACTGAACAGATGGATTTGCCCATCGAGCGTGCAGAACGCGACCAAGTTCAACGTGAGATGTTTGGACCACGTGGGGGTATCCCACGACGCGCCAAAGAAGAACCTACTACACAGCCTCCTCGTACTCCAGAACAACAGGATATGGGGTTCGAACAGCAACAGGAACAGCAAGCGCTAATCGGGCCGCGTGGTGGTATTCCGCGCCGTACTCGTGAACCTTTCAAAGAACCTGCACCTAAGGCACAAGAGCCTACACCAGCACCGGATATACTTACTGCAAAGCGCCTTGATGACTTAGGTTTTGCTCCAAAGTCGCCTGAACGTAGGCTTCTGATTAATAGAGATCTCAATCAACCTCAGACGCAAAGACGTTTACAGAACTTTGCTAAAGGTAAGAAAGGTAGTCAACAAGCTCGTGCTAATGTGGCACGATTGTTAGAGGGAGTATCGGAGAGGCAAGGTGATCTATTTACGCCGACGACACAGAGACGCGGACCAGCCCCTGAGACAGGAGTTCCAGATGCAAGAGGTGCAGAACCTCAGCAAGTTCCAAGTGGAGTTGGCGTTCCAACTGCTGTACCAGATGTGGGGGCAGAGCGAGCAGTACCTCCTACACAGCCAGATACCACCGTCGCTGTCGCACCTGAAGGAACAGGAGTGGCAGACACTGGAAGAGGCGTTGGAGAACCTGTACGAAGAGAGGCTGTTGAGCAACCTGCACTAAGTAAAACAGACCAACAACTACTAGCTAGACTAGAAGATAAAACTAAACCACTCACCAAAGAAGAAGAAAACACCATTGGTGGTCAACTTACATTGCGTGTCAACGCAGGGGAAGAAGTAAGCCCTAAACTAACAGGTTTGTTTGTTGAACGCGTTCGAGGGCGTGAGCAAGAAATAGCAAAACAAAAAGACACTAAACGAACAAAAACTACTAGGGGTACAAAGCAGGCAAAGAAACCTACTGCGCCTAAACAAGTTACACAAAAAGCTAAGACTCCTGCGGCCCCGGCGAAAAAAGAAAAAAAGTCAAGAACTACCAAAGGTGTGGTAAAGCGCGGTGTACTGTCTCGGCCCAAGCTCTTTGAGGTTCCGGCTGACAAAGATCCTGTATCAGATGCAGATGTCGATGCAGTTGAAGCTCGCCTAGAAAAAATAACGTCCAGAGAGAAAGATAGATCAAAAACGGACGAGAACGCGGCAATTGAAGCCTACTTTGGTAGGGATGAACGTGTTATCGATGCTTTGGATAGAGCCATTCATGATGTTGTAGATAGAAGTTCAAACTTTAGAGCACAAAAAGGTGTGAGCGAAGAGACAATAGCCTATTTCGCACAATCAAATGTAGGTAATGCCAAACAAGTTTTAGCATGGGCTAAGAAGAATCTATCTAAAGAAACCAATGCGTGGATAGAAAAACGCACTAAACAGAAAAGAGAAGAGCTTCGCCGTGTTAGCAGGTTAGTAAGTCAAAGAATCAAAATCGAGGAAAGAAAGGCTAGAACTCCTTCAGAAATGGAGGCTGAGGCTAAGGTAGCAACACAAAGAGTCATACGGGACTACGTTGATGATGCGGCCTACGCTAGCAAAGAGGCGTCACGTGAACAGCGTGAACTCGATGCAGAAATAAAAGCGATTGAAGAGTTCTTCGACGACATGCCATACGAGTTACGCACCGGTGATGTTGTGCTCGGTAATGAGTTGCACCCAGTTACAACGTCGCTACTACGTGATGGTAAGTTAGGTGAAGCACTGCGCGTGCTAGCAGGTCTTACACCGGATAGCCGTGTTCGTCAGATAGCAAATAAACTAGCTGATAACGTAGGTAATACAAAGGTTGAGATCTTCTTTGATACGAAGGATGGCAGTCTTGCAGGGGCTTTCGACCCACAGACCAACACAATCAAACTAAACGAAGCCTACGGCACCAGCCAACACACTCTCTTGCATGAAATGGTTCATGCGGTGACATCGGCAACGTTGTCTAAAAAGTCTCATCCTACAACTAAACAACTTACTAAATTGTTTGAGGATGTTAAGGACAATCTTGGTACCGCATATGGGACTAAGAATCTTGATGAGTTTGTTTCTGAGGCTATGTCGAATCCGGCGTTCCAAGCAGAACTTGCTAGCATCAACCCTGATGGTTCAAACATTAATGCGTTACAACGCTTTGTTAACAGTGTAGGTAACTTCTTGCGTCGTCTTGCTGGGATGAAACCTAAAGGCATCGAGTCAGCGCAAACAAAAGCAGACATTCTAATCGACGAGATTATCGCTCCTGCACCTGAGTTCCGTGATGCAAACGTGCTGGCTATGCAGAGTACCCATACGTATGTTAAGAAAGCGATGGGTATGATCGATGGCGTGCAGAAGAAGTTTTCTAAACCTCCTACAAGTAGAGAACGTAGGAAGTTTGGCCAAATGGCTGAAGACACAATGGACAGCTTAGGAGAAAAAGCTGGTTTTGTTGTGCCAAAAGTCCTTGACCTAGTTGCCCTCACTGACTTGATAAACACAGTCAGTAAACCCCTTGGAGCGATATCCCAGAAGTTTCTTGTAGCGGTTGAAGAAATGCGCGGTGCAATCGCCGCACGTGATGAAGCTACCAGAAAAGTAATTCAGCCAATGGAGAAGTGGTTTGATACCACGACACCAGAGCAAGTAGCCCTGTTCAACGATATCATTTATAGCCGCGAATACGGTTCAACGATATTCCAAGTTGACCCTAAGCTGTCTTTTGCCGACGCAAAAAAGAAGTACCAAGGTAAAACAGACCAAAGTGGTAACAACTTATGGGATATCTGGCAGAAAAACCACGAGCAGTGGAAGAAGCTAAACCCTGAAGGGCGGCGCATCTATGGAAACATGGAGAAGTTTTATAGGGATCAGCACAAAGCACTGAAAGATGTTTTGTTCTCTCGTATTGATGACACGATGGGTAACACGCAGGAAGCAAAAAACCTCAAGAACGAGATAACAAAGCGGCTTATCGACAAAGCTGATCTAGCAGTTTACTTCCCCCTCATGCGTGAAGGGCGGTACAAAGTAGGTTATCGATATAAAGACGGTAAGACACCTAAAGGGCAAGATAGCTACGTCTTCGAGATGTATCAAAGTCGTAGTGAATGGTTGGCTCGTATTCGAGACATTGAGAGTAATCCTGACATGGAGGTTACAAAGTCTGGTGAGGGTGATCTTGATCTAAGCTATGCACAGAAAGCGCCGCCTACTTCGTTTGTAAACCAAACACTCAAGTTACTCGATGCTGGTGGTGTTGATAGAAAAACACAAGAAGCGTTTATGCGTATGGTAATTGAGTCGTTACCTGAAACGTCTTTTGCCAAGTCACTACAGCCGCGAGAAAACATTGCTGGTCACGAGACCGATGCTTTACGTGCGATCAAAACAAAAGGGTTCTCGCTAGGACAACAAATAGAACGACTAGGATTTAACGCTCGTGTGCAACAACTTGAGGCCGAAGTCGCAGAAGTTCCAAATATTAGTGCTCAAAAGCAATATCAGTTGAAAGCGTTAAAAGACGACCTGCTAAAACGTATGAACTTCTCTACGTCTGGCGCTAGGTTTAAAGAGTTTGAAGGCGTGGTGCGAGTTGCTAACCAACTAGCGTTTGTTGGAACTATCGGGTTTAACACAGCATCCGCTATGGTAAACACGTCGCAAATTCCTTTGTTTGTCTTCCCAATGCTAAGTGGCGAGCACGGTATAAAAAACAGCTACCAAGCAATCAACGACGCAACTAGGGTTGTTATGGGGGCAAGACACCAAGCACCCAAAAAGGGAGACGATAAAAACGTCCGTGACCGAGTGCAGGAGGCACTAGATTCGGCTTCACCTGCGTACGGGTTAGATGCGTACTACACCGAAGTTAACGGTAAGTATGAAGTACGTACTGATATGGACTTGCCTGCCGCACGTGTTAAAGAGTTAAAAGAATTAGCGCCTCTCGTACAACGTGCGGCCAAGCGTGGGCACCTCAACAGATCCTACATGATGGACGTGCTTGGTCTCATAGAAGGCGGCAAAGCTAGACCAAATGAATCGTTAGCTCGCAAAGGGCTTTCTGCATTGGATAGAGGCACTGCTATTTCGGCCATGATGTTCAACCAAGCAGAACGGTTCAACCGTCAAGTTGCTATGGTGGCATCCTATAAACTAGCGCTCAAAAAGTTAGAAGCAGAACAACCAAACCTCACAAAAGCACAAAGAGAAGATCTTGCGGTTGAGACAGCCTTCAAGCAAACGCACGAGTTCAACGGCGGCTCTACGTTGGAGACAGCGCCTAGATTAGCGCAAGAAAATATCGGGCGTGTAGCCTTAATGTATAAGTCTTACGGCTTGCGTATGTACGCCACAATGATTAAGACGGCCAAACAAGCTCTCGACGTTTACCAAGCAGAGCTAAAAGAAAGTGGGTTTAGTGATGCCGTAGCCGCCACAATGAGAAGCACCGCAGGGAAACAACTTATCGGTATACACGGTACAGCGGTATTCTTTGCAGGTATTCACGGTGTGCCGTTGTACGGCGCTGTACAATTATTCGCTGACTTGTTCTTGTTAGGCGATGACGAAGACGACTTCAACACGATCGTACGTAACTATGTTGGCGAGGGTTGGTACAAAGGCGCAGTAAACGAGCTCACGGGTGCGGATGTCGCGTCTCGAATACGTTTGACAGGCTTAGTTCTACAAACAAACCGATACAACACTGACGCGTCTATGGAAGAAACCATAGGTTACTACCTTGGTGGTCCCGCATGGAGTGTGACCAAGCGGTTCGGTCGTGGCTTGAACGATGTGTACACCGGTAATTTCCAACGTGGCGTAGAAAGCATGTTGCCTGTTGGCGTTTCTAACGCATACAAAGTGTTGAGTCGTTACCAGCAAGATGGCGGCATCTACTCTCGACGCCAAGATCCCATCTATGACGACTTGAGTGGTGGTGAGTTGTTTGCTCAGTTCTTTGGGTTTGCACCTGCTGAGTACACGCGCATTCAAGAAAACAACCAACGCGTTAAGCGTATCGACAACACACTGTCGCGGAATATGTCAAAGCTACGAAAGAAATACTACGTAGCTCTACGGCAAGGAGATACTTCGTCGTTGCTTGAAGTGTTAGATGACATACAAAAGCACAACAAGAAGCATCCAAGTTTTGCAATTACACCAGAGTCAATTCAACGTTCTATGAAACAACACATGAAAACATCTAATGAGATGTACAATGGTGTTACTCTATCGCCGAACATGAGAGAGCTAGTGCGAAGTCACTCGCAAGCAGAGATGAATGGTTTCATAGCCCCTGAATGAAAAAACCCCCTTCGGGGGACCAAAGGGGGAAAAGCCACATACTTTTCGGAGCCGTCAAGTAGGGCGAGGAGAACGACAGAAGGATCGGGTGGAACCCACTGTCGCAAACACACTATCACATTTTACGCCAAAAACGTACCCCTAGACACTCGTCCTCAATCCTCAGACGATGTTCTATATCCCAGCCTTTTTCGGCGCAGATGCGGGTAACTTCTTTCACAGCCTCTTCTGTGTTGATGCAGGGTACGAATATCGAGGCACCTATACTCAGGTTGTCCCAGTTAACTTCGATGCGTACCCCATCAGGAGCGAGATCATAAGTCTTCAAGATTTTCATCGTCAGGCTCCATATCAAACTTCATAGCGAGCACATCAGATGCGGGTAGCTGTAGGTTGGTGCCTTTGGTCAGCCGCACCTTCTTACGTTTACCGTTGCACTTAGTCATGATCTCGTTCACTAGGTGCGCATAGTTGATCTGCAACTCACCGCACCATTCCTTCAACGGTTTGGGTTTAACGTAAAACATCTTAGTGTCTGTTTCGTACCGAGCTATCAAACGCCCACGCGCGACCTGCTCAGGTATCACGTATTCGTCTAACCCGTTATTGTGTGTGCCACGATTATCCACAGTGCTCTTGATCTGTAAGATGTAGCTAATGTTCTCACTGAAGAAGTCGTCTAGCACGTCGTACACGGTGCCACCCATGTCGGTCATGTTGCGTTTGTTCTGCGCTACAAGATCCGTAACAGCCCACTTAAAAACCTTCTGAACATCGAAATCGTGTAGCCCAGCCTTCTTAGCTATGAGCAAGCCGGATATGGTGGAGGCTATGGTTGCCGACCAGAACCTATTTTCAGAGGTCAACTCTGCGAGGGTATCAACACGCTTCTGTACGTCCATAACAAGCTGTTGACACGCCTGTAAATTTCTCATGATGTACTGTACGTATATGATTCCGGCGTGCCCGTAGTTATTTAACAGGCCGTTCTCGAACGCGTCGGTAGTTTCCTTGTCCTTTACCGAGTCAAAGATGCGGTCTACACGACACTCCAAAACCCGCTGTGCCTCTGCTTTCGGCATAGCCTTTGCCATGCTGATACGCTCCACGACGCTCGTGTTGGCGGTATACATCATCAACAAGCTCCAACGCCCACCCCTGTACCGCTCGACGTTTGCGCTCTGAGACATACGCCCACGCTGTTGTCCGCTCGTGCCTTGATAGACAAGCTCTGACATTTGTCGTGGTGACATGTTGGTTATCTCATCGATGCCCGTAGGTAGGCTGTGCATCACCTCAGCACGGTTCATCTTGAAGTTGTAGGTATCGTCCTTCTGCAACACGAGTTGTTCAGGATCTCCCCAGATACCGGACGCGGCTAGCAAGAGAGCAGTCTTACCCACACCTGAGTCTTTGTTATAGAAAGACACGGTGCCGCAGTTAGTGTTCAGGAACTCCATCAATGGACTACCAAACCCCATGCCGACTGCGAACTGCTGTAAAACGAACTTCTCATCGTTCCACAGTGCAAGGTTGTCACGCCATGCTTGGTACGTACCCTTGGACTCGAACGCTGGAAACAAACCCACAGTCTGATTAGACGGCGGATTGAACTCGATGTTGTTGTGCGTCACCTTCTGGTTACCTAGGATAAACGCACTCATACTCTCATCCGCCCAACCGAACTGTCGGTGTGCTTGATCTGCTGTGCTGGTGGCTTGTAACTCATCCACCCAACTTAGTGTGTAGGTCATCAAATCATCCATCTTCTTTACAGTCACGCCCCGTGAGGATAGCGCTTTGCGAAACTCTTCTGTCGATGTGACAGCACTCATAGGTAAGGTAAACTCTCGCACCCCGTCTCTTGGTAAGTGCAGACGCATGACGATGGCTTCACCTACCTCAGGATCGTGTACACGTTTCACGACATACAGATCATTGTGGTACAGCTTCTTCTCTTCAACGTCACCGTCTTCGTTTTTGGTCCTTATATAAACGCCACCGTTAACGCCACGAACGTAAGGCGGTGGGTACTTAGGTATCTCATAAGTTGTTTTAGGTTGATTAGGAAGTTCGAGTGCCGGGGCTTCAACGTAAACACCCTCGTCATTAACCTCAGCTTCCTTGAGCCGCCTACCCAACAGAATCGGCGATTTTATCTGCCCCCACTGCGGACAGTTTGGGCATACGTCAGGGTTGAACTCATCAAACTTTACACAGGTATACGGACCTTTAATCTGCCTGAGCTTCTCCTGCGTGTCTTCTGGTGTGTACTCAGGGTGGTTCTTAGAGATGACGTGCATCGCTTTGTCACTGTCCACACAGAACTTTGCGATCGATAACCCTGCTCGCCAGAGAGGTTCGCTTGTCTCTTCTTGGTGCCGAATGATGTTGTACAGTTGCTCACACCCATCACCCCGTTGAGTCTTCACCAGAATGTCTTTAAACACATTTTCTTGGTTACCCATCAGGTTGTGCATGGTCTGGCTCAACTCTTTGGGTATGTGTTTAGTGGGAACTGGTATCATGTCCCCGCCAAGCAATTCTGAGAATGTGTCAAAACCGACAGTCTCAACCCGCTCAACTAAGCCAAAAAAGCCTACGTCCGACGGAGGATTGGTTTTGAAGTTGTGTGTGTCAGGAACTCTTAACACACGTGCGGCATCAGATGTGACTGCGGGGTCAGCAAGAAAGTTTTGTTTCGCGCACAATCGCTTCAGTCTTTCCGCTACAGGAAACCAATCCTCGTAGCAGACAGCTTCATCCAAGAACCAATACACATGCACACCACGACCCGAGTTAACCATCGTCGGGTTCGGCAGTGAATTAGCCGTGCAGAACTTACGTAATTCTTTTATCGCATCTTCTTGGGATGCGAACTCTTTTGTTGGGCCACAGTCAAGGTCGAGGAAGAACGACTTAAGATGTTTTACATTATCAACTTTACGAGAGTTAGCTTCGTGAAACGTTGCTAGCCCGTAGTAGACGTCGTATCCCTGCTGGTCAAACTGCGTTGCGGCGTCCACAACATCGTCGATAGAGCTATAGAATTTTTGTGTCTTGCGCTCTTCCGCCGATTTTGCCGCAAATATGCAATAGTGTCCCTCGCTACTTAACACCCTCTGTAAAAATGTTTTTGTATCCATGTTTCCACCCGTTGCGTGAGGCGCTACGGCAGAGACGTTTGTCCCCCGCCCTACCGTAGCGCGGTCCAATTATCTTTGTGACGACTAAATTAATCGTCCCAGTTGTCGATAATTGCACTGAGGTCTTCACTTTCTGCGGGTGCTGGAGCGGACTTCTTAACAACTTTAGTTGGCTCCTCGACAGCAGGTTCTTCTGCTGGGGCATCAAACCCATCAAGGTCTTCTGCTACCGGCGCTGGCTTGCTAACTGCGAACGGGTTTGACTCGTTAACATCAAAACCATCAACAGCGCTGAACGGAGAAACACTCTGACGTTCTGCTAGTTTTATTACCTGCACACCTCGCAGTCTCAAAGATACCCCTGCTCCCATCGATGCGCTATAGGGAACACCGACAACAGCGATATTTACTACGCTATCACTTGTTAACTGGAAGTCGTCAGGTAGCTTCTGTGTCTTGGCATCGTACTGCGCTGGCTTGATTGTCTTCTCACCGTTGTACGCGCCCTTGAGGTTTGCCTTGTAGCTAAACATACCGTCGTCCGTTTTCTTAAACGGATTCTTTATGTCAGGCCAATTAGACTTCTTGCGCTCGTTGTAGAGAGCCTTCATGTAAGCGTACAGCGCACGAGCTGTATCTTCATCGACCTTGAACTGTAGAGTGTATTCCGCACCATCATCCAGTGCGTCACAAGGAACTGACCGGTTCTCGGCAGTATCAAACCGGTACGTGCGGTCAATCTTGGGGTAAATGGCAATGGCATTGCCGATAACGTGTTGCTCAGTTGACATGGTTAGTCTCCTTAGGTTGCATTCGCAGAGGTGTAGACAAAGCCGTCTACTTCTGCAAAGAGTTGCCCTTTACGGGGCGGGTTAAATGAAATCGCTTCGTTGGCCTCATCGCTTTGTGCTAACGAGACAACGAGATCTAGCTCCTCTTCTTCGAGGGGACGGTGCGCTTGGAAGAACAGTTTCGGCACAGGGCTATTACGATCAAAGGCACAACGTGTTATCACAGAGATAACTGGAGTGCTGTGTGTAGATAGATACTGTGCATAGGCTTGCATCGGCATCTTGCCATCTATGACCCGACCAAAGATCGAGGTAGCTGGTAGTTGCAGTTGGTATACCTTATCAAGCTGTCCGTCTAAGACGACCGCTAAACGCTGTGCAAACCGACACGCTCGTCCACCACCTTGACCTGATCCTTTTATGTTTTGAGGACAGTCCATACATCGAGATGCCTGTCGATCCTCCATAGGAACATCGGGTGACGGTTGAGTTGTGTCTGCTGACCAGCATGTAGGTGGTGCTGGGTTGTTCGCATCAAACATATCAGCGTAGTAAGAACGAGATATCTTAGCGGCGTTCAGGATAACAAACTTAATGTTGTCCCCGTCTACCACTGACACCTGCTTACCACTATCGATAATGCGGAACGTCCCACCGCTTAAACTAATCCGATCCATCAGAAGTCTTCGTCAGCGGTAATTTCTTTAGACCAATGATCGTCGGGAATACCGGCATCGGCTTGGGCTTCCAGACCATCAGCCATTACTGCTTCGGGACTATTAGATATCCCAAGAAGCGAAACATTGTCATCGTGCTGATTAGTCAAGGCAGAAGACACGTCGGCAACGGAGAAGCGGTAGGTGTTACCTACTTTTATGTAGGTGTTTTTGGGGATGTGCCCTTGCCGCACCCAAGCTCTGATCGTTGATACAGATACAGAGAAGTGCTTGGACAGATCTTCGATTGGTACAAAAGGACCGTTCATGATTTTTTCCTTACTGAGATTGTGTATTCGGAATCCACATTGAGACCTTTCGGCACAATGTCGGGGTTCTCTTCGAGAAAGGTTTTCACGTTGGCTTGGTTCAGGCGCTTTTCCATAAACTCAGGAACCTCATGCTCAAGCACAAACTTGTGCATCTGCTCCCAGTCGCTAGTCCAGTACCTAGTCTTCACCGAACGGTAGAACAACCCTTCAGAAGTCTTGACGCTTTCGACGCCTTGGTCTTTGCAGTAATCGAGTAGAGCGGTCTTTACCTTATCCATTTGCTGGTTAAGGCTGGCCTCTTTCTCTTTGTACTCCGCAGACAGCTTGGCTTTTTCGTCACGGATTTTTAGATAAACACGCGTTAGCTTCTCAGCTAACCCTGCTACTTCACTCATTTGAGTCTCCTACGCACACGACAAAAGTGTCGGGGTTTACACTCTACTTACACGTAATGGGCTAGTCAAGCAGTTCTTTATATAAATCGATCATTTTTGTGTGTACGTCTATTCTACTGTCTAGTAGTGAGTAAACACGCTTTTCTACGGGCGATCCTTGTAGCTGTACGACAGTACATTTGTGGTCTTGCCCTGATCGATGTACACGAGCGTTAGCCTGTGCATAGGTCTCAAGTGAGCTGGTTGGTCCCCACCACACCACAGTGTTGGCGGCAGTTAACGTAACCCCATGTGCCGCCGCTTGCGGCTGAATAACTAACACACGAGGATCGTCTTGTTCTTGGAAGCGTTTGAAGATAGCAGTACGGTTTGGTGCTGACACGTCTCCACGTATAACCTCAGTCGTTATACCGTCCGACCTAAGTTTGTCAGTGAGGATGTCGATGGTGTGCTTGAACGGCACGAACACCAGCACCTTTTTACTGCTCTCGTCTATTACCTCTCGCAGTACCTTGTAGCGGTGCTTGATATCAAACTCCAGCGCCGCTCCATCGTCGGTGTAGACCGCACCAGAAGATATTTGTAGGAGTTTGCTCATAATAATGGCGGCGTTAGCGGCAGTGATCTCTTCGCCAGCGGCCTGTATAACAAGTCTCTGCTTAAGGTCTTTGTAGTATTTAGCCTGCTGTCGTGTCAGTTCGACCTCACGCTTGGTGTACACCATTTCCGGCAGGTCAAGGCACTCTTCTTTAGTGAATCGAATGGCAGGTTGTAGTGCTTCGTATACGATCTGCGTGGCGTTGTCTCTGGGTATCCACTTAAACTGCGTCACCTTGTGCATCACCATATCTCGGAACGCACTGAAGAATCGTGGCACACCTGCGGGGTTGACTAACTTCGCAAGTCCGTACGCATCAAGAGGTGACTGTGCGGCAGGGGTACCTGTCATCAACCACAGCCACGTCTTATCATCTAATAGTTTAAACAGCGTCTTCCAGCGTTTGGTCTGTGGATTCTTGTAGTGAGTCGCTTCGTCAATGATGATGCAGTCGAACCCACCGTTACGAATCTCATCAAGAACAATCTCAACGCCATCGTAGTTTATGATGACGTACTCAGAGCCTTCGTTAATAATTTTCTTACGCTTCTCTTTACTGCCGTAAGCAACCGACACCGTGCGGTGCATCGCAAAACTAAACAAGTCATTACGCCATGCACTATCCATGATAGACAGCGGACATATTATAAGTACCCGTTGTATTTGCTTTTGCGTCATCAAGAAGTCTGACGCCCAGATAGCTGAAGCCGTCTTGCCCGTACCTTGTTCGTTGAAACAGAACGAGCGGCGATTCATAGTAAGAAAGGCGGCTGTTGTCTTCTGGTGGTCGTAGGGCTTGTACTGGCCCGGCCAGTTGTAACGTCCTTGTATAGGTGATGGGACGTTAATGTTTAGATTCTTGAGAGAGTGCGCTTCATCCACACCCCAGTTCACGACAACTTGGTTATCCGAAAGTTCCTGACTTTTCTGTACCGTCGTCGTTACTTTGTTTGGGTTTCTCAGGCGTAATAAAAGCGCCTTGTTGTTTAATATTTGCACGTTGTTCTCCATAAACGCGCCGTTTAATCGGCGTCACATTTTTACTTTTTAGCATCTCTAATTGCCGATGCACTGACCTTACCATCAGAGGTAGGTCTTCTATTTGAAACTCATCAAGGCTGTCAGCAAACTCTACTGATAGGTTTGAGGACACCTCATCTTGGCGGTAGCCTCCCATCAAGAGTAGTCGTGCTCTGTCCCATATCTCCAGCGGAAAGGCCATTACTTGTTTCTCCGTGGTCCACGACTCAGACGACCACCACCTGCACGATTGCGGCTTCGGCTCTGTACAGAGACGCCATCCTTGTTAGACCCACCACGTGCCAGCGGCTTCTTGTGCGCTACATCTTTACCTTCGCGCTTGTCAGCCTTGCCATTCTTGTTGGCATCTTTACCTGTCTTGTCCATCTTGCGGCGAGCACGCTGTCGTTCCATACGATCTTCGTGTTCACCCCGTGCCTTCTGTAGGCGGTATTCCTTTTTGTAGTTACGTGACATCTAGTTACTCCCGTTGTGTACACACACTGTCACAGGACAGTGGCGCTTACATAATCCACTTGGTCGGGCGTTCCATACATTGCGTTTAGCGGCTGTCTGCATAATCGAATATATGTTCGTCCACTTAGTCCACAGCATACCCGCATCGGAATCGGCGTAGCTATCTTTTACTAGGTCATTACTCACGACGAACAACAACCCAGCACGTACGTGCGTAATCTTTGGGTAGTGTGCAAACACCAACAACGCCATCAACTCTAGCTGTCCCTTGTCAGCGTACTTAGCACTCTTACCTGTCTTATAATCAATTACCCATGCCAACCCGTCTTCTTCGTTGATAATCAACAGGTCAGCAATACCTCGGTACCACACATCAGCGTCGTAAAAACCACACGGTAACAAGTTCTCAGTTACACCTAGCTTCTCTTCACACAGCTTCGCGCCTTTCTTGGTGTTGAGTGAGTCGAGCATAGCTTGCGCGTAGCCAAACATTTTAGGGAGTGGAGTACCGTCTCGGATGTATTCCTCAGCGGCTGTATGAAACGCATTGCCGTAGCGAATAGCTTCAGTCTCAACGAACGGATACTCTTGAAGTATCTTCTCGTGATAAAACTGTTTAGGACATTGCTCAAAGGCTTTTGCCTTACTAAACGACCACGGCGCTATATTCACTCACAATCCCCATACGACTTGGCAGTACCACTTTCACAGTCAATGGGTAGCCCTGCCGCCCATGCCGGAATCTGACGCATACAATCTTCTATGTATGCCTGTGCTTGATCTACCTCATCGTCGCGAACACATGCCACAATCGAGTCGTGAACCGTTAGCACAACGCGGTATCTCTTGCTAATTTGTAGCATCTGCTCACCAATTATGCAACGCGCTACCGCTTGGCACAGGTTCTCTGTCACCTTTCCACCGTAGATTCGCGTACGGCCTCGACGTGTCTTGTAGCTGTATTCCAGTCCGTTCTCGGTTTGTTCTGCTGATAAGTCGTTATACCGTAGCAATAACCCTGACGGTAATCTGACAGCACGTTCCGATCCCAACACTTCCAGCACACCGGCCTTACCTACCTGCATACTGTCGCCGTTGACCATCGCACGTATCATGTTCTGGCAGTTGCGCCACAGGTGGTTGATCTTCCAATTCGACTCACGATAGATGTTTATGATGCGACGAGCCTCGTCGAGTTCTACCTCAAACCCAAAGTTCTTAAGCTGTGCCTGAAACTTCACCGCGCCCATGCCGTAGCCAGCGCCAAGGATGGTGGTCTTACCTACGAATCGTTGATCCTTGGTAACGTCCGCTTCGTCGCAACCGTAAATCCTAGAAGCCATTTTCACGTAGACGTCTTCCCCTGCGTCAAACGCGGCGGTTAAATCATCCTGCTCTGCTAGCCAAGCTAACACCCGTGCCTCGATCTGTGCGCTGTCCGCATCAATCAGGCTGTATCCTTCGGGTGCGAGGATGCTCCGCTTTAACTTCTTACCATTTGGTCCACGACTGGGTAAGTTCTGCATGTTGATCTTGTCATCACCACCCCAGCGTCCAGTGTGCGCGGCGTAATAACGTACAGGTACAGGCAACATCCCACGCTTGCCGATGTCGATGAACCTCTGCGTCCGTGTCTCTTCCAAGGTACTTTTATTACCTAGCCGTGCGGCCACCACTGCTTGGACACGTGCGTCCTCGTGGTCAGCCAACGCCTTGAACCCTTCGTCGGACTTGGCGAACGCGTATGTTTCTTTACCTGTAGTCGCGCTTACCTTCATAGGTGGACTGACACCTAACCCTTCGAGCACTTCGGCAAACTTCGGGTTGGACATGAGATCTTCTTTAGACACACCTGCCGACTCAAGTAGCTGGTCTTTCTGCTCCTTGGTATCTTCGAGATGCTGTTCGAGAAGCCCGATGTCCAGATCCAACACAGGCTCAACAAACATACGTAACGTACAGTCGATTAGTTGGAGCTCGTGCTTGGGGAACCCTTTACGCATAAAGATGTTAAAGAGTTTGTAGGTAAGCTCGACGTCGTTGATACAGTAGTCGCCGTACTGCGAAAGCTCCTGTTCAGTGAAATCGGCACGGCGTTTACCTAACGCGTTTAGAACCTCGGTCCCCTTAACGCCGATCTGATATCGTTCAGATAGCGCCTTGAGACTTCCGCCAGCGTCAATCCCATGTAGAGCACGGGCGATACAAAGAGTGTCAGCGTAAACGCGAGGATGAACATCAAAGAGCCAAGACAGAATAGCACCGTCAAACATAGTATTGTGAGCAAGTACCATGCTATCCGCCCAGTTGAAGGTGTGAAGGTATCGCTTGATTTCATCGTGTGTACCGCTTGCCCACTCAGTGCCTTCATTGTTTACCTTAACTCCTACACCGATCACCTCAAAACGAGGGTCACGGATGTATTCTTCTGTTGTCATCTTAGACAGCGAGAAGTCTCTAGCATAGTACGTCTCAAAATCTAACGTAATGAGATCCATCACTTCACCTCGAATAGTTTCTGCATGTAGTGGTCGGCTTTCTCCAAGTCATCGTCACCTTTGGTTCGGGCAAGGTATTTGATTACGTTACCCTTCAGGTATCCAATGAACTCTTCCTTAGTCATCCACGCTTGCATTGCGTCCCAAGGCTCGACGGATAAAGTTTTGTAATGCGTTCCACCAACCTGTCTTAGGCTGGCGGGTTGTGGCTTTTTTCCAGTGCTTGTCGCTTCCTCCACATGTTGAGTCAAGACTTTAGCAGTGGCACGGTTGGCTTGCTCCTCCTTGACGATCTTGTACGCATACCCGTACGAAACCTCTGTCACTTTTGCAACCATGTTTGGACTCGCGTCAGGATTTGTTTTCAGGTACGCACGTACCTTGTCCCCTTTGGACTGCTTCTTTGTCGTCATGTTTTTCTCCTAGTTGGTTTGAAAAAAGCTATACGCGACCGGCAAGGCTCGGCGCGATTTTGATAACTGGTATCACAATCTGGTGGGGTCGAGATCCGCATCAAGCTCGGGGTGGTAGGCGTCCTGTTCGCTCGCTTGCGCCAGTAGCCCGATCGATTCGTCGTCCGCATCAGTCAGGCCATACACAAAGAACCCCTCTTGTGTGAACCCCTCGAACGTCAGCCCGTCGGGGCGCAGTCGGTAACGATCGTCGCCCACAATGACCCAACCATTTTCGGCGTACGCCTCTGGTGGAAACTTGTTAAACTCCATCTGTCCTCTCCTCTAAGACACTCAGCACATCGTCGATGTTGGTTTCATTTATAACTAACGCTATGCCGTGGTTTAGTTTTATATCATTCAGATTCTTTTCTTGCAATGGGGTGGGCTTATTTTTTCCTGCTTTACATTCGATACCAAAGAACTTGCCCTCGTAACATCCTATGATGTCAGGGACTCCGCTCTTACCGTATCCCCCGGTTACAGGGTAAAAGTAATACGCGCCTAACGTCTTAAGATGTGCGACGACTTTCTTCTTTACTTTCGCCTCGGGTGTCATTGCCATGTTGCTCTCCATTTTTACGAGTTAGGGAATTCCCTAACTTCATTTTTTACAGGCACAAAAAAGGGGAGCCGAAGCTCCCCGAACGTCTCACACTACTAAGATCGGTACACCCAAAAGGTATCATCATCTATACGCCGCCCCACATCTGATACGGCTTGCATAGGTGGCTTCACCTTGAGCATAGTGAGTACCGCCAGCTTGCGCTGTATCCACTCAGGTAACTCATCCACCGAATCGTAGGCTCCCTCTACTGCCATGTCAACGCCTTCCATGCCGAAACATGTGACTAAGACACTTTTCGTACTAGGGTATACCACAACGCGGTAGATGTTATCATCGTGTGGTAACTCATTACTCTGCGACGACATAGTACACCCCGTTACCGGCACTCACACCTACGCCGTCAACGAAGTCTTCACTATCGAGCATTTGCAGTACAGCAAGTTTACGCGTGATGTCCTCGGGCAGTTTGTCCTCGGTAAAGCGTAGGTATGCCTGTTCGATATCGGCACTGTACGGATTGCTCTGTGTACCCTTAACCACATCCAACACAGTCTGATTACGAGACTCGTATGTCATGACACAGTAAAACGGTACGTCCTCGATGGTTGCTGAACCTAACGTCTCATCAGCAAGTATCATTGCCTCGACGTCTGACTTGAACTCGGGGTCCAGAAAGCTATGCCCCATGTCGAGTAGGTTCTTCAACTCTTTGTACAGCCGCTTGTTATGGTTACGGCTTGACCCATATATGTTTGTCACGATATCCACCACCTTAGTTGCTGTTTCATTTGCACCCTTGCGTACTTTCTCGAACTCGTCACGCATACCTTTCTGCAACACACCCTGTCGTACACTCGCCAACGTAGCTGGCGCAGGTCGGCGTAGGTATGTCTTAGCAAGTTTTAGTGCGGTGTCGAAGTTGGTAGATGTTTTGGTATTGCGATTGATACTACCGTGACTGTACTTGTCATTGATGATCGACCATGCGTGTACACAATAGGTCGGCTTCCACCCACCCACCTTGTTGTCACGGTTGTCGGTGTAGGCAATGAACCCGATAGCCCACGGACAATCGTCACGCACTACCCACGATGATGTTCTGGTACGTTGTATGAACGTAATACCAGAATCACGCGAACATAGCGCCGCACCTACCTGTCGTTGCCAGTCTGCGAACAATGCCTTGTCTCCATGGTCACCGTGGTGACCGAAATCGAATGCGCTCGACGCTTGCTCTCGACACTTCTCTACTGTTACCCAATTAAAACTCATTTGTTTTCTCCTCGTTTTATAAGAGTTAGGGAATTCCCTAACTTGTTATCCGTTGCGTACTTTCTCGTACGCATTCTTAACCGCTTCAACTTCTCGTGCGGCACTGGCCGGAGTAAGTGGGTCGTGTTTGTTCTGACCCTTTACCATTAGATGATTGCAGTGATCCTTGACCACCTTATCCATGATCGCTACAGCGAATGCGTATTCCATATCTATTGTTCCTCGTTGGTTGTAGGGTGCACTGTCAAATTGTGAAGTAACTCATCACGAAACTCATCCAAAGCGTCCGCCATACCCACCCTGTTCTCCAATATACGGTTGAGGCGTTGGATTACATAAACGATATCAACTCTACTGTCCATTATAGGTCTCCAGATTGTATGTGAACTTGCTTACCCGTGTCGGGCTTTGCAGTTTTGTTGTCCAGTACACACCATAGCACAGGGCAGTCCCACTGACCCCATGATCCCCAGATGTACCCATCAGTCAGAACCACACACGCTTGGGGCTTGATACCCTCGTCACGTATGAAGTTAGGAACACACTCGACATTGGTGCCACCACCACCGACCGGCTTGGTCGCCTTGGGTAACTCGTCAAGCTCGTGCATATCGTATGTCTCGTTACCACGTACGCGTGTATCCCAGTACAGAACACGTATGCGTTCGGGCGAGAGCGATTGACAGATCTGATGTATCTCACTCATGAACAGTGTCAACTCACGTTGACCGATAGACCCTGACGTATCAATAGCCACGACAAGCTCACCGATCTGGTCACTGATACCGCTGGGCATGTAGTACCCAGACGATAGGTAACGCCTGTTAGGACGTGACCATGTACCGTAGTCACTACCCGCACACGTGGTCTGGATGAACTCACGTAGCACCTCACGCCAATCGACCTGAGCCTCAAGCAAGTCACCGAACCGATCACGTTCGGAGCCGTCGCCAATCTTGCCAGCAACCAGCGCACCCTGACGTATGGCCTCGTCGATGTCCCGTGCAAGCTCACGCTTCTCGTCGTCGGTCAACTCTTGTGCACCCTCCCAGTCGTGCTCGTCGAACCCTCTATGCGTATTGACTCCAGTGGCAACGTTGGTATTGGCACCTGAACCGTCACCATTACCATCACCACCTGAGTTGTTCTCACACAGATCCTTGAACACACGAGCCTCGTCCCAACCACGGTACTTGTAGTCGCGACACCCGTCGGCTGGCATGACAGCCCACCCGTCCGTGTTGTCATCGCTGATCTTGATGTTGATGACGTGATCGCAAGCGACGTTGGCAAGCTCGGCGGCTTGCTTGTACATCCACTCCCATGTGGTGAGGTGTTTGTACAGCTTGTGGTACACCTCGTGCAGTACCAAGAACCGAAGCTCGGCGTCATTGAGTGACTCGATGAACGCACGTCCGTACACCTCATCACGTCCGTTGGTGTAAGCCGTCGGTACGGTGTCAGATACACTGCGATCACCGACCATTACTACACCAGCCAACGCCACGTACTTGGGGTTGTTGATGATGTCATACACAGCCTTGCTCAGACGTTGCTCGGCTGTCAGTTGTTTGCCAATAGATAGCATGTCGTTCTCCTGTTAACGAGTTAGGGAATTCCCTAACTACTTCTTGTCCGCCGCGAACATGTGGTTGTTAGCCATCGCCCAGTCGGTGAACTTCTTGTTGGTCATGATGATCTTGCGGTGTGCGTACGTGTCACGCGTCACCTGTCCACCGAACATACCCTGTGCACTGACGTCGAGCCGTGGCAGGTAGGTCATCCACTGGTCAACCCAGTCAGCGGACATCGTAGCCAATGACCTGTAAACAACCATACATACAGCCGCCGCACTGTCAGGAACCTTGGCAGTCAACGGGTCATCCTTGATCGACTGGAGCGACGGTAGCTGATCGGCCAGCTTGACGAACGCCATAAGATCCATCGCACCACGGTCGCCGATCGTACCCATAAGGAAAGCTGTTAGGGTCTGATCGTCTAGCAGGTGACGCTTGTGCAGGTAGTCGCTCGCCGCTTCCAATGAACGCGGGGTAACAAACGCCGCACGTTGCGCCTTGGGATGGAAGATGTACGGGTTGTCCTCTGGATCCTTGACGTCCTCGAACCCATCGAACAACTGCGGGTTGTCTTTCGCCCAGCCCAGTATGGTCGGGTCGATGTTGTTATTGATACCCCACTCGATCCACTCGACATTGTTGGGCTTGCGTAGTGTGACCACCGTGATCGCATTGCGCTGGTGTGCCATCAGTACATCACCGACACCCTCTGCCCCTAGGTTTGTTGTGGCAAACACAATCGATCCCTCGGGTAGCTTAGTCGCACCGACCATACGCTCTAACATCGTACGACGTACGCCTTGCTTGACTGCGGGGTTGGCCTTGCCGAACTCGTCGAACATTAAGATGACAGGCTTGTTGTGGTGTATGCCCAGCTCCTCGTTAGGTACAAACCGAACGAAATCGGCGTCGTCCAATGTCTTGAAGTTGGGTATCGCGATGTCACCGAGATCCTTGGTGGTACAGTCGAAGTAACACGGGACGTGGGTCGGTAGCTTCTCTGCTAACATCTTAAGTAGTGTGGACTTACCAGTACCCATGTGCCCCTGTACAAGCGTGGTGCGTTGGTCTCCAGTGTGCAGTATCGCATTGGCGACTTGGTCAAGGTTTAGTGCATACATATTTTGTGCGTTCATTGTCGTTCTCCATTGTTAGGGAATTCCCTAACTTGTTTTTAGGTGCGCGTGTCGCACCTGTTTGTTAGTAGTGTGGTTGTTGATTAGATGTCGAGTGAAGGTAAAGACTTGATGGCGCTGTCCACGGCTCGCTTGGTCTCAGCACGTAGGAACGCATCCTCACGTAGTGCGTCAGGTGTCACACCACGAAGCGCATCCTCCAGATTGAGTCGCATAGCTGACATCTGAGAGTCACCGGTCACGTTGCACACGTCGAGCAGATCCACCATGTCGAGCACGTTGTCCACGAGCGTGTCACGGAATATCTTCTTGTCCTCGTGGTCGCCGTAGTCGAGACGCTCTGACATCTTAGTGAGTGAGTCGTACACACGACGCCACACGTCGTCCATCGCACGCTTGACCTGTGTCGAATAGAACTCCTCGTAATGTGTTTTCATCTGTGACATTGCTTCAGTGCCCACGTCGATACGGAAGTCGCCCGCGTCAGGTAGTGGGATGTAGTTGAGACGGAACCCGAACTTAGCCGCGATAGACTCGACCGGTGGGTAGTCGTCAGCTTTCCACAGTGCACCCAGTCGTGCCTGTGCTTGGCTGTACTCCCAGCCGTACGCGTTGATGAACACCTCGCCCAGTCGCTCGAACTCGTTTTGAAGCTCGGTCATGGCTTGGTGGTACTTGGCGTACATGGCGGTAGGTAGCAGGCGCAAGCCCACATCTGACCATGGCATGGTCATCGAGTAGTGGATGTTACGCGCGTTGGCTCCGAACTTGCGGACGGCCTCTAACTCAGCGCACCCACTGAGCAGGTTCTTGTTCACGCTGGCCGCACCGGAATCGGCACCGTTAGAACGGGTAACGTCTTCTGACGCTCGCTTGTCCTTCTTACGTGCAGTCCATGTGCTGATGGATAGCTCGACCAGCATGGCAGACGTAGCGATCGACGGCGTACTGATAGCTGGTGCTGTTGCGTTAGCAGAAGTTAGGGAATTCCCTAACACGTTAGATTGTGTGTCGTAGTGTTGCATTGTCGTTCTCCATAAATGTTTTAGTAGTGGGTGCTGGGAGCCGGTAACGAAAGGCGTGTAAACGTGTTACACGAAGAGGATCTCCCGCCCGAACTCCCAGCCTGTATAGTATCTCATAAGTAGCGTATGATGTCAAGTTATGCTAAAACGTGTCGAGAAGTGTAATGTTCTGTCGAGAAGTGT